TAACCCCGACGGTTACACAAACTGTAACTCCTACAGTTACTCAGACAGTAACGCAGACTGTAACGCCTACTGTGACGCAAACCGTTACGCCGACTGTAACTCAGACAGTAACTCCAACGGTTACTCAGACGTCAACCGTTACGCAAACGGTAACACCAACTATAACAATTACACCAAGCATTACGGCAATTATTACTACAACACAATTGCCACCTGTAACGACCACAATTACAGTCCCTCCTGTGACCACCACAATCACTCCTTCGGTAGTTACAACGACACAAGCACCATCAACAACAACACTTATAACTACTACGCAGCCGGTCACAACAGAAGTGACAACAACGCAAGCAGTTACCACAACGCCTGTTGTAACAACGACGATAACAACCACTAAACCAGTAACAACAAAACCAGTAACAACAAAACCGGCGACTACAGTAGGTGTGACAACACCAGCACCTTTCCCTTTATTTGGCATTCCTGCTATTACAGGAAGCAAAACTTACGTAGACTACGCACAGCCACAAGTAGCGCCGCCAGAATTTGGCCCGTTTGATTTGTTTAAAGCACCTAATTACCTACGACCGTTGCAAGACACAGGTAATTTTGGATTAGCAGCACTTATAGGAGCAGTGACAAATGATGCCAAGCAGGGGGATGGGGGCAATCAATCCCAGCAAAATGCCCAGGGCCAAGGTCAAACGTCGGCGGGATAACACAGACTTTACGCAATACGCAGAAGGCGGTAAGGTATCGAAAGTCAACGAAGCCGGTAACTACACCAAACCAACCATGCGTAAGAGTTTGTTTAATCAGATCAAAAACGCAGCGGTACAAGGTACGGCAGCAGGCCAATGGTCAGCTAGAAAGGCACAACTATTAGCAAAGCGGTACAAAGAAAAAGGTGGCGGGTATAAATAATGAAATCTCCGCAGCAATCTCTAAAAGCCTGGGGCGACCAACGATGGAGGACTAAAAGTGGCAAGAGGTCATCTGATACTGGGGAGCGCTATCTCCCAGAGGCGGCGATTAAATCTCTTTCACCAGCAGAGTATGCAGCAACCACCCGAGCCAAAAGGGCGGGAAAATCAAAAGGGCTTCAGTTTGTTTCACAGCCAAAAAGTATTGCCAAAAAGGTGGCCCCATTTCGGAAGGTAGGTAAATGAGCACAACCGGCGTAACAACATTTAACCCCAACCTCAATGAGCTGGTGGAGGAAGCCTACGAACGATGCGGTCGGGAGTTGCGTTCAGGCTATGACTTGCGTACAGCACGGCGCAGCCTAAACCTATTGGTAACAGAGTGGGCGAACCAAGGTATCAATCTGTGGACGATGGAACAAAGTGCTATCCCGTTGTACACCGACCAGATCACGTACCCATTGCCAATTAACACGGTGGATCTTGTTGAAACAATTATTCGCACGGGCGTAGATCAAAACCAGACTGACATCAACATTAGCCGGATCTCGGTTAGCACCTATTCAACGATTCCCAACAAGCTTGCCACGGGCAGACCTATACAGATTTACATCGACCGGCAGGGCGGGCAGACATATACATTTACAGGTACGTTAGCGGCCACAATCAATGCGACAGTCACAACAATCCCCATGTCATCCCTCGCAGGCGTACCATATGCAGGATATGCAAACATTGGAACGGAGACGGTTTATTACTACGGTACTTCAACCCAAGCCGAGAATGTGGCAACGGGCGCATCTGCGTATGCGACGCTTAATAATGTCGTCCGTGGGCAGAACAACACAACGGCTGCGAGCCATAGTTCAGGCGATACCGTAACAAATACTAAGTTTCCCAATGTAACCGTTTGGCCTGCTCCCGATCAGGGATCTATCAGCAATCCGTATTACACACTTGTGTACTGGCGACTGCGACGGATGCAAGACGCAGGCAATGGTGTCAATGTGGAAGACATTCCATTCAGATTCCAAGAGGCGTTGGTATCAGGACTAGCCTATAAGCTGTCTATGAAAGTAGAGGGCGCATTAGAGCGTATGCCTATGCTCAAAGCCCAGTACGATCAAGCCTGGGAGTTAGCATCAACCGAGGATCGGGAAAAAGCGCCCATCCGGTTTGTGCCACGTCAATCATTTTTAGGCGTGAACTTCTAACATGCCTAACCAGTTTGCATCCGGCAAGTTTGCTATCGCCCAGTGCGATAGGTGCAACTTTCGGTACAAGTTAAAACAGCTTAAACCGCTGACAATCAAGACAAAAAATGTCAATATACTGGTATGCCCGGAATGCTGGGAACCCGACCAGCCGCAATTGCAGCTTGGTATGTATCCAGTTAATGATCCGCAGGCCGTTAGGAATCCACGTCCCGATTCCAACTCGTATTACCAATCAGGCTTAAATGGGATGCAGACCAATTACACCGTAGGAACAGACCCGCTCTATACGGGCGTTCCACTTGAAGGAAGCCGAACAATAGAGTGGGGCTTTAATCCGGTAGGTGGTGCAAGATCATACGACACAGGTTTAACGCCTAATCATTTGATTGGGCAGGCGTTACTCAATTCAGTCACAGCCACATAGGAGTTGACATGAAAGCGATGGAAGCACTTAAAAAGCACATGGCAAAAGGCAAGGGAGCACATCCTGATCCTGATGTTAAGAAGATGAGGAAGGGCGGTCCTACCTCTGAAATGATGCGCCGTGAAGGACGTAATCTTGCACGGGTTGCAAACCAAAGGGGCAAGTAATGGCTAAATACTCCATGAAGATGGGCGGCAAAGAAGTGGGGCCAGCGTCCACTTATGCCGAGCCGCATACGATGACCGGGGCTAAGGTAGTAGCTTCACCTAATCCTGGCAAAGAGATGCCTTACAACATGCCCAAAGACTGGCAACCAACTCATGGTGTAGCCATGAATCCTAACAATCAGGTAAAGACTACTGGTATTAAGATGCGTGGTGCTGGGGCTGCGACCAAGGGTGTGATGTGCCGGGGGCCGATGGCGTGAACTGGGGCGATCTCAAAACCCAGATTCAAGACTATTTGGAGACGACGTTCTCCACAGATAGCTTGACGACATTTACGACGCAAGCGGAGCAAAGGATCTTCAATACGATCCAGTTTCCAAGCTTGCGAAAAAATGTTACTGGGTTATGCACAGTTAATAATCGTTATGTTAGCTGTCCAGAAGATTTTTTAGCTTCTTATTCGTTTGCTGTTATTGACGCAGATGGCTCATATCATTACTTATTAAACAAAGACGTTAACTTTATCAGGGAGTCTTTCCCGATCCCGACAGGGTCGGGTAACACAGGACTTCCTTATTGCTACGCTTTGTTTGGACCGACGGTATCTGGTTCAACGATCACTAATGAGTTGAGCTTCATTCTTGGACCCACACCTGATGCTTCGTACACAGTTGAGTTGCATTACTTTTATTACCCATCTTCTATTTCGTATGGAAATGTTGATGCAACGACGACATGGCTAGGTGATAACTTTGACTCGGTGTTGCTCTACGGGGCTTTGGTTGAGGCTTCAACCTTTTTAAAAGCAGAGCCTGACCAAATGGCAAACATAACAACAAAGTACAAAGAAGCTTTGTTATTGGCAAAACGTCTTGGTGACGGTCTTGAGCGGATGGACGCTTATCGTTCTGGTCAGGTTCGGGATAAGGTGGTCTGATGGCAATCATCCAGACACTGACGACCAGTTTTAAAGTGGAGTTGGCTCAAGGGCTGCACAACTTTACAACGGGGACAGGCGATGTGTTTAAACTGGCCTTATATACTGCCAATGCGGATCTCGGTGCCTCAACGACTGCGTACACAACGGCGGGTGAAGTCAGTGGAACCAATTATTCCGCTGGAGGAATCACCCTCACCAACATCACCCCATCTTTTCAAGGAACAACTGCGTATTGGTCTTTTGAAGATGCGACGTTTACGAATGTCACCTTAACGACCAATGGGGCTTTGATTTACAACACAACGAATGGGAATCGGTCGGTTTGTGTGTTGAACTTTGGATTAAACATCACCAAGACGGCGGCGAATCTGGTGATTACTTTCCCGGTGGATGACGCCACCAACGCCATAATGAGGATTGCATGATGGAACTTAAAGCGAAAGCAACCGATACCGCTGCCAGCGGGTTAATCACAAGCCCTCATTCGGGGGAGTTAGCCAAAGCAACGGGCCAATACTTGGTGGAATGTTTTGACAAAGACGGTAAACTCAAGTGGACCGCTGAGTCCAAGAACCTTGTAGTTAACGTCGGGCTTCAGTATATGGCTGGCGTAGCGTTAACCAGTACGGCACAGATTACGACTTGGTATGTGGGTTTGTACGGTGCTGGGGCAAGTAATACGCCAGCCGCTACAGATACGATGTCATCCCATATAGGATGGACAGAGAACACAGACTACAGTGAATCAACGCGGGTAGCGGCAACGTTTGCCGCTGCGACAAACGCTAATCCGTCGGTTGTCACCAATACGGCCAGTAAAGCACAGTTCACCATGAACGCTACAACAACCGTTGGCGGGGCTTTCTTAACCAGCGGAAGTGTAAAAGGTGGTACGACAGGCACGTTGTTTTCGGCGGCAGATTTCCAATCTCCCGGTGATCGTTCAGTAGTTTCCGGGGATATTCTGCTTGTGACTTACACCTTCAGCTTGTCAGCATGATATGGCTTTCGTCCTTGCTGATCGGGTTCAAGAAACCACGACAACCACTGGCACGGGGACAATAACCCTTGCCGGTGCGTCAACCGGCTTTCAATCCTTTGCTGCGGTAGGTAACGGGAACAGCACCTTTTACACCATTGCAGATGCTTCAGGTTCTGACTGGGAAGTTGGGATCGGAACCTACACATCCAGCGGCACGACGTTATCAAGAGACACGGTGCTATCTTCCAGTAACTCTGGGAGTCTGGTGAACTTTAGCGCAGGGACAAAGAATGTCTTTGTCACATTCCCTGCCTCAAGCACGTTGTATGCACTCAATAACACAACCATAGCCACGAATGGCGTCATACCATCAGGCGCTAATGCAACTGCTTTGGGGCCAATTACGATTAACACAAGCAAGTCAGTCACGGTGCCTACAGGTCAGGCGTGGCTTATTTGGGGGTAGAGTATGAGTAATATTAAAGTCCAAGGTAATGCTTCCGGTTCAGGGACGCATACGCTCCAATCAGCTAATACAAGCAGTAATCGGACTGCGACGCTACCTGATGCCGACGAAACGCTAGGGTTTCTTGGCGCACCTCAAAATAGCCAAACGGGTTCAACCTACACGCTTGTTCTTACGGATGCTGGCGACCATATTTACTTCAACGGCGGGTCTACAGCAACACTTACGGTTCCAACAAACGCAAGCGTCGCCTTTGCATTAGGCACTGCCATTTTGGTTGTGAATGACAACTCAGGTGCTCTGACAATTTCAGGCGCTGGCGTGACGTTTCAACTTGCAAACGGGGCCACGGGCAATAGGACAGTAGCAACAAAGG